TCGCTATGAGATTAGAGTCCACAGTCCTATCATAGCTCAGGCCGTGATAGAATCTGCATTCGGTAAGAGCGCACTGGCTGCAAAGTATCACAATTACTTTGGGCTCACCTGCGGTACTGGCTGGACAGGTCCTTCTGTGAACATGAGGACCAAAGAGGAATACACTCCCGGAGTACTCACTGATATCTCCCAGAATTGGAGAGTGTATCCGGATATGGAATCCGGTGTTAAAGGATATTTCGATTTTATCCAGTATCCCAGATATAAAAATCTCAAGGGAGTAACGGATCCGAAAGAGTATCTGCAGCTGATTAAGGCTGATGGATATGCTACAGCCAGTAACTATGTGAGTGCTAACATGGCTATAGTGGATCAGTACACTCTGAGGAAGTACGATTCCCAGCAGGCTGCAGCTCCTACAGATCCTGCAGAGGCTAAAGAGTCTGCAGCTCCAGCAGGATATACCTTCCATGTGGATCCGGTTCGCATGGGCAGCAGTGGGAAATCTACAGCTCTGATGCAGAAGTGCCTCAGGGCTCTGGGATATAGAGGAGCTAATGGAAAGAGGATCACGGTTGACGCTGCAGCAGGCATGAACAGCATATACGCTCTGGAGCGGTTCCAGGAAGCAGCTGGCCTGCAGGCATCCGGTGTATGTGATGCTGAGAGCTGGAAGATTTTGTTAGATCTGTGAGGTGATAGATATGGCATATGCATTCAATGATGATAAGAGCAAAGCGGATCTGAGTGATTTATTTAAGCTGGTGACTTTTAAGAATTTTTCCTCTGCTACGGTCAGAGCAGGAGATGCCATAGGTTTTGTGATGAGCGGAGATGCATCTAAAGTAATGGGAATCCGAAGTTTCAAGGTAACTGGTACAGGTGCATCTGCTGTTAATCTGGGAATCACTAAGATAGATTATGGAAACAGCAGCTCTGGGGTATCTATGACGGCTCTTGTCAGGAATTTTGGATCCGCTGATATGATCGTTCCCATAAATGGGGTCACTATAGAGGCTATGGTAGCTAATGACTGACAGGAGAAAAGAGCTCCTGGAGATCATAGATCATGATAAGCTCCTGGTTCCTCTGATCTCCGATATGCTCAACCTGGAGGAGCAGCTGGATTATCTGAGGACTCTCCCGAAGATCAGAGTGCATCCTAAGGATCCAACACTGCAGAAGGCCACTCCTGCTGCAAAGCTCTACAAGGAGAGCCTGCAGCAGTACACCAACATAGTCCGGATCCTGATGAGGGCATCCGGAACGGATGAGGATGATGAGGAGTCTCCGCTGAGGAAATGGTTTAATGATCACATGTAGCAGGAGTAAGCATGATAAAAGAGATCTACAGATGTCCTGAGTATGAACAAGGTGGGCCGAATGCAGGTGAACCTGCTCCTTATTCCTGCATTAAAGGTAATCCGAACTGTGGCAGAAGTATCTGCAGGATAGAGATAAACACTAATCAGCAGAATCCAACTAACACGCAGATCTTCAAAAAGGCAGTGGAAAGATATCGGATCACTGGAAAAGAGAAAATGGATCTTGCGGAGGCTTTACTGTGTGAATTGGACACCTGATAACAGCTATCTTCTGGAATATCGTGAGCGGTGCAGGTGCGGTGATGAGGTCATAGGCCAGGAGCTCATGATGGAGCTGGATAACCTGTATGAGGATCTTATCACTGAGCGGTTTATCTATAACAGGGATCAGGCACTCCTCAGAATGGACTTTATGGAGCACTGTGTAAGGCTAACTAAGTCACCATTCTACAATAAGCCCATGATCCTGATGCTCTGGCAGAAGGCTTTTATAGAGAGTATTTATAGTTTCAAAATGACAGACTCAGGGCTCAGGAGGTTCCAGAAGATCCTGCTGCTGATCTCAAGAAAAAATACAAAGAGTGAAACCTGCTCCGCTCTGGGTCTGAGTGAATTCATATTTGGAAATCCCGGATCCGATATAGTAGCATCCTCCAATGATGACGCTCAGGCCTCTATCATCTATGACGCTATAGATACCATGAGGCTCCTGATCGATCCGGACAGCAGAGATACAAAGAGAAACCAGAGGTTTATTCTCAATAAAAATACCAATACTAAGATCTTCAAGCTCTCGGACAGGACAAAAAACAAGGAAGGCCGAAATATAGATACGGCATTCCTGGATGAGTCCCACGAAATGAAGGAAAATGTGATCGCTAAATCTATAGAGCAGTCACAATCCTTAAAAGATGAGCCTCTGTTTTTCAACCTGACAACTGAGGGATTTGTCATAGATGGCTATCTGGATCAGGAGCTGAAGAAGGCCAGAGCGGTACTCAATCGAGAGGATCCGGATGATCCTGCTGCAGATCGGCTCCTGCCATGGCTCTACACTCAGGACTCTGAGCAGGAAGTGTGGAGAGGGAACAGGCAGAACAGGCTCTGGATGAAATCGAATCCCACACTTGGGATAGTAAAAAAGTGGGAGTACCTGGAGCAGCAGGTGGCTGAGGCCAAAAAATCAAAAGCTGATAGGATATTCGTACTCAGTAAGGATTTTAACATAAAGCAGAACGCTGCAGAGGCCTGGCTGAATCTGGAGGACTATGATTATGAGTGTGCTTATGATCTGGAGGACTTCAGAGGAGCTAAGTGCCTGGGAGCGGTGGACCTGGCAGAGACTACAGACCTTAACGCTGCTAAGATCCTGATTATGAGGCCCGGTGATCCGGTTAAATATGTGCATAGTCACTACTTTATTCCTGAGGCCAAACTGGAGAGCAGTGATGATAAGCAGGCCGGAGCGAAATATAAAAAGTGGGCTGCAGATGGACTTTTGACAATCACAGAGGGTGCAGATGTAGATCTCAGTGTGGTAGCTGACTGGTTTTATAGTCTGTATACCAATTACAATATAAAACTCTGGAAATGCGGATATGATCAGAAATTCGCTAAAGACTGGCTGAACCGCATGGAGTACTACGGATGGTCGAGATCCGGAGGAGATGAGGCAGAGCTGCAGATGGTCCTTCAGAATGCTCAGACTCTGACGAATGCCATAAAACTGGCTGAGGCGGATCTGAAGCACCAGCTGATCTACTACAATGACAATGAGATGGATAAGTGGTGCTTCGGGAATCCGGGGATCAAAGTGGATGATAAAGGCTTCTGCCTGCTGGTTAAGCAGGAGCCTGGTAAGAGGATAGATGGAGCTGTCTGTCTGGCTATTTTGTATGAGATGTATAGGAGATACCGGACAGACTATAAGACTCTGATAGGAGGTTGAAATGGGACTGTTAGATAAGCTGTATCACATGATCCCAACTAAATGGAAGTATGCTCCCATGATGAACGGATATGCTCCGCTCTATACTCAGTTTGGGACCGATATCTATGCCAGTGATGTGGTACAGCAGGCTCTTAAGTGCATAGTGGATGAGGTGAAAAAACTGAATCCTACTCATATCAGAATGATGGGATCTGATCCTGTCCCGGTCCAGGCTTCTACTATCCAGAGAGTGCTGCAGAATCCGAATCCGCTGATGACTACATCCGAATTCCTGGAGAAGATCACCTGGCTCCTGCTGCTGAACTACAATGCTTTTATAATTCCGATTTACAGCACATGGACAGATCCTCAGACCGGAGAGCGGAGAAGATACTATGAAAGGCTATGGCCAGTAAAGCCGTCTCAAGTCAATTTCATTGAGGATGCATCCGGAAGGCTGTTTGTACAGTTTTACTTTGAAAATGGAACTCAGACTACACTGCCCTATGATGATGTGATTCACATCAGATATAACTATTCCGTCAATGAGTATATGGGTGGTGATCAGACCGGGCAGCCGGATCATGGTCCGCTCCTCAAGACTCTGCAGCTCAATCATGATCTGCTGCAGGGAGTAGCCAGGGCGATGAACGCATCCTATGCGGTCAATGGAGTAGTGAAGTACAACACTTTACTCGATGATGGCAAGACAGAGCAGGCACTGCAGCGGATGGAGAAGCTCCTGCAGGAATCAAAGAGTGGCTTCCTGCCTATTGATATTAAGGCTGATTTCATCCCTCTGGAGCACAAATCAGAGATAGTTGATCCGGCTACTCTCCGATTCATCGATGAGAAGATCCTGAGGAACTGGGGTGTTCCGCTCAACATTTTAACTGGGGATTATACCAAAGAGCAGTATTCAGCATTTTATCAGAAGAGCTTGGAGCCTCTGATCATCGCTATCTCCCAGGGATTCACAAAAAAAGTTTTCACGGAGAGGGAACGGTCCTATGGAAATCAGATAAAACTTTATCCCAAAGATCTGGTTTTTATGACGATTGATCAGACTATCGAGATGGTCACTCTCCTGAGCAATACCGGAGCCCTGTATGAGAATGAAAAGAGAACGGCCTTCGGGCTGAGGCCGCTTCCGGAGCTGGAAGGCCAGAGATACATGAGCCTTAACTGGATCGATGCTAACAACGCTGCAGCTTATCAGGTAGGCCTGCAGAACGCTAATATTGATGTGGTGGATGAGGTTAAGGAGGGAGTATAATGGCAGTAACAGGAAGAGTCCTTCCTCCTCTGGTGAGGACGGAACCCAGATGGTATAAATGCCCGGAATGCGGACAGAATCTCTTTAAGATATATCCTGGATCCAGCTGCAGAGGGATCCTGTACAAGTGCAAAAGATGTAAGCAGATCCTAGAGATCACTATAGAGCCACTGAGCCGAAAATGATAGCTCAGTGGCTTTTTATATGAGGAGGTGTGATTATGGCAGATTTCGATACTCCGCAGAGCAGGAATGAGGCGATTTTGCAGAACATGCTGGGAGCTGAGAATGATCTGGGAGATCCCATGAGCAGGATAGAGGCCCTGCTGATGCAGGTGCTGCAGGTCCTCCAGAATATTGAAGGCTGGAAAGAGGCCTCAGCTCTGACAGGAAAAACGCTATTGGAGGTGGGAGACAATGCCGAATAAGAAATTGGAGCAGAGATCCTATAATTTTGAGGTCCGCTCTGATGGAGATGGAGGGATCCGGACTCTGAGAGGGACTCCTATAGTGTACGGATCTCCTACGGATATCGGAGGATATTTCCGGGAGATCATCGAACCGGGAGCCCTGGATGGTGCGAATCTGAAAGATGTCCCTCTCCTGGTAAATCATGATGAGCGGATGATCCCGGTGGCCAGGAGCCGGAATAACACTCCCAACTCTACCATGAGACTCACTCCCACTGCAGAGGGCCTGAGTATGGAGGCTGATATAGATGTGGAGAATAATCCCACAGCTGCAGAGCTTAACTCCGCAGTGAGTAGAGGAGATCTCTCCGGAATGAGTTTTAAGTTTTCGATCTCAGAGGAGAGATGGGAGGATCTGGAGACAGATTATCCCACAAGGCATATTGATAAATTCGATACTATAGCAGAGGTATCAGCTGTGACCTGGCCTGCATACGCTGCTACAGATATATATTCCGAACGCTGCAGGGAAGCACTGGATAGTGCCAGATCTGCACTGGATAGTGCCAGATCGCAGGGTGAGGACTCACTGGACAGTGAGCTGGAGTTACTTAAGGCTAAATCACTTTTATTCGGAGGTATGTAAATGCGTAAAAAGATTTTACAGAGAAGACAGCAGAGGCTGCAGAATAAGAAAAATGAATTGATCAAGAGAGCACAGGCATCCCAGGACGCTGCAGAGGTAAGGTCCATCAATGAGCAGCTGGCTGATATCAATGCAGATCTGCAGGATATCGCTGATGAGCTGGAGGCTATTGAGCAGGAAGAAAGATCTGCTCAGCCTGTTAATGTAGGTGATCCGATCCCGGCAGGAGCGCAGAGAGTCAATGGTGAGATCAGAGGATCATTTAATGGTGCGCAGGATGCAGAGGATGAGGATCCGCTCAGCTCCATGGAATACCGGAGAGCATTCAGGAACTATGTCGTATCCGGTACTCCGATTCCTGCAGAGCTTAGAGCAGGAGATGCTATCTCCACTGCGGAGACTGGTGCAGCTATTCCCATGACTGTGATGAATGAGGTTATCAACACAGTCCGGAAGAGGTATGGCAATCTCTACAGCAAAGTCCGGAAGATCTCTGTACAGGGTGGAGTTAAGTATCCTGTGGGTGCTCTGCAGGCGAACTTTAAGTGGATCACTGAGAGCACTGTATCTCCCAGGCAGAAGCTGGATAAGCTGGGAGCGGTCACTTTCGGATATAACACCGCTGAGATCCGTATCTCCCAGACTTTCCTCTCCAGGATCGTTACTCTGTCTGCATTTGAGGCTGAGATCTCCAGAGTTATTGCTATTGCCTATCTGCAGGCCATGGATCAGGGCATCGTTAACGGCTCCGGCGATGGCTCCATGCTGGGTATCCTCAATGATCCTAGAGTAACTAAGACTGTCACCATGACTGCATCCGATATGGGCAACTGGACTAAGTGGAGGAAAAACTTCTTCGCACAGCTGCCTCTGGGATACAGATCCGGTGAGTTTATCTTCCCGGTATCCACTGTGGATTCCTATCTGGAGACTATGGCAGACAGCAACAACAATCCTATCTTCCGTCAGGCTACTGGCCTGGAGGTCAATGATGGTGATGCGATGAATCCGAATGGCAGATTCTTTGGCAGAGATATCAGCCTGGTAGAAGAGGATATCATCCCGGATTTCGATACTGCATCTGCAGGTGATGTGATCGGACTCTACTGGCAGCCTGAGGAGTACGCTATCAATGAAAACTTTGGTTTCACCATGCGCAGATACTTTGATGAGGAAACCAATGAGTGGGTGGATAAGGCCCTGGTAGTTGTAGATGGTAAGGTGCTCAATCCTACTGGTTATGTCAAGATCGTTAAGGGCTGATGGGAGGTGATCACATGACTACTGTAGACGCTCTCAAGCGGCTGTATGTGGCTCTGGGTGGATCTGCAGAGGATGTTGCTGATCTGGTGATCATCCCGGATGTAATCAACGCTATTGCAGATCTCAAGTCCGGTGAGCAGGGTGAATGATAGGAGGTGATCACCTGTGAATAACAATAATTTTCTCCTGCCTGTAAAGCAGGGACTAGGGATCACTGGTGATTATCAGGACGCTACTCTGCTCACATGGATAGCTGAAGTGACTGGATTTCTGCTCGATGCAGGAGTGAGTGAGGCGAATATCTCAAATGGCATAGTTACCAGGGGCGTGGCTGATCTCTGGAACTACGGAGCCGGAGATGGAAAACTCTCTACTTACTTCCTGCAGAGAGCCGCTCAGTTAAGTTATAGATAGGAGGTAATAATTATGATTAATGCTGATCGTATTGTACCTGTAACACAGGTAGATCTGCTTACACTTTATGGAAATATCATGAAACTTGCAGGAACTACTGTAGCAGCTGCAGATGCAGTTGCTCCTGGAGAGTTTGAGCTTGCCGGATCCGGTAATATCGGTAATAAGCTGGCAGATGAGCCTGTAAAGAGCTGTGATTTTAAGTCCGGTGTTACTGCAGCTGTTCTGTACTTTATTCCTGCTTATGATTTTGAAGGATTCAAGGTTGCAGGTACAGCAGTTACTCCATCCGGAACTATGACTGCAGACGGCAGGACGCTCTACACTGCTACTCTGGCATCCGGAGCAGTCACTGTGGCTAAGGTAGGATTCTGATCCTATGGCAGGCTATAGGCCTGCTGCTCCATTCAACGTGCCCATGTACATCCTGACTCCCACATATAAAACTGTTAAGGGAGTCAGGCAGCAGGTGTGGCCTGATATATCCAGCCTGGGAGATGATGAGCTGATATTCGGATCCTTCCGGTCCTTCGGTGGTACGGATGTAACCACAGATGATCTGCTGGTGGTGCAGGATACAGGAACTATAGATACCTGGTACAGGCCTGATATACGGTCTAACATAAGGCTGTATCTGCCTCAGACCGGAGAGACCTATGAGATCCTGGGAGATCCTGAGGATATATCCATGAGGCATCAGTACATGAGGATCCGGGTCTCCAAAGTGGGAGGAAAAGTCTAATGGCTAACTGGAGAGGTGCAAAAGGAAACCGTGGTGGATCCAAAGCCAGGACCAAAAATTATTTGGCTATAGACTTTTCCAATTTTGCCGCCTATGCAGAGAAACTGGATCAGCTCGGAGCAGATCTCCAGAAGATCATAGGGGACGCAATGGAGCAGGCAGCGGAAACCGTAGAGTGGGATACGGTGGATGCAGTGGCTAAAGCTAATCTTCCTGCCAAAGGCCAGTACTCCAGAGGTGATACAGAGGATTCTATCATCAGAGGAGCAAAGGCTCAGTGGAGCGGATCGCTCGGAGAGATCCATATAGGGTTTGACAAATCGAAACCCGGAGCAGGTGGATTCCTTACTACTGGCACTCCCAGGATGGCCCCTGATTATGCCCTGGAAAAAATGTACATAGGCCGAAAATACGCCACAACAATAAAGAAACAGATAGAGGAGCAGCTGCAGGAGGAACTGGATTCTCTGGGAGGAGGTGAGTAAGTGGAAGACAGTCTGATAGAGTTACTTGAGAGTTTGGGATATCCGGCATATAGACAGGGTTCCCTGACTGAGGATGATGCTTATCCGGATAGTTTTTTCACCTTCTGGAATGTGGATTCTTCTGATCACTCCCACTATGACAATGACAATTATGGCAGTGATTGGAATTTCATGGTGAATTTCTATTCCACAGATCCGGCACTCACTTACTCAGTGATCTCGGATCTCCGGATCCTGCTGAAGCAGAATAAGTGGATAGTCCCTTCTAAGGGCTATGATGTGGCCTCAGATGAGGCAAGTCATACCGGAAGAGGACTCACAATATTTTATCTGGAAACTTAAAAAGAACCCATATACAGAGCCTATGAGCCTTAACGGATCATAGGCTCTTCTTTTATTTAGGAGGGTACTAATATGGCTAAGACTTATTTTGAATACCGAGGTGTGGAGAATGCTGTATATGCAGAAGTTACTGCAGATACTGCTGCGAATTTCACCACTGGCACTGTTAAGGATCTCACTGGTGTATCTGAGATCGGGAAGAGCACTGACAGCTCTAATGAAACTCATTATTATGACAATCTCCCGGCAATTGTTATTGATTCCGTGGGTGCGGATGAGATCTCCATCAATACCAGTGGTATTCCGCTGGATGTACTGGCTGAGATCACTGGTCAGTATTACGATGAGCAGCATGGAATGCTGGTGGAGCAGGAGTCCACTCCGAAATATTTTGCTTTTGGCTATGTCACGAACAAGACCGATGGAACAAAGGTCCTGGTGTGGAGGCTCAAGGGTAAGTTTAATATTCCGGGAGTTACCAGTGCCACTAAGGATGATGGTACTGATGCTAACGGTCAGGAGCTCACCTATACCGGGATCTCTACCACTCACAAATTCACCGCAACTGGCAAGGGAGCCAGAGCTATTAATATTGATACCAGCGTGAATGCTACCATGACTGATGCCACATTCTTCGAAACGGTACAGACTCCGGATACCGTTCAGTAAGACTACCTGAGGATTACAGAGAAGGGAGAGCCTAAAATATGAGCCAGATCTTAGAGATCAGAGTATATGATAAAGATGGACAGATCACCAAAACGGTCCCGGCTGAGACGCTGGATCTTACTTATGGACAGGTAAGATCCATCATGGAGATCCTCAACGTGGATGATGTCTCAGACACATCTCAGCTCCTGCAGAAAGTCATGGGAGCATGGGATCAGCTGACTAGAGTCCTGTCAGAGTGTTTTCCTGGTATGGATCATGATGATTGGGAGTATGTGAAATTGAAGGAGCTGATCCCGGTCCTGATCTCTGTCCTGAGATACTCCTTCTCGGAAATTCTTACCATCCCGAAATCAAAAAACTGACAAGCGGAGAGGAGGATGATTCCTCTCCGCTGCATCAGACGCTTTTTACTATCAGTTACAATTTGTGCAAAGAATTTCCGGCTCTGTCTCCATTTGAGATCGATCAGAGGACCTTCCACAGCGTGATTAAGCTGTATGGAGATATGAGGACTCTGCAGATCCATCTGGAGGAGCTGAAGGATCCGAACCGGGTGATCCGGAGGAGAGCCGGAGATAATTGGTTTTAAGGCAGGTGATCTAAGTGCCAGATACAAACAGCACCACTACATTTAGAGCTGACATATCTCAATTAAAAAGAGAGATGCAGCAGGCCTCCAGAGCGGTCCGGGTGGCTAACAGTGAATTCAAGGCTGCTACAGCCGGAATGGATGACTGGGGATCATCTGCCGATGGTCTGGAGGCAAAACTTAAACAGCTGAAGACTGTCCTGCAGGCTCAGAACAAACAGGTGCAGCTGGCAGCAACTGAACTGGCTAAAGCTGAGGCTGAATACGGTGAAAACTCAGCGGAAGCGGACCGGGCCAGGGTCTCCTACTACAACTTCAAGGCTGCTGCAGATAAGACGGCCAAAGAACTCAGAGACTATGAGAAAAAGCTGGATGATGTCACGGATGAGACTAAGCAGCTGGACAACGCTACAGATGATGCAGGTGGTGAGCTCAAGGGATTCGGAGATATCGCTAAGGTAGCTCTGGGAAATCTGGCAGCTGATGTGGTCCGGAAGCTGGCTGATGCTGCAGTGGATGCTGCCAAAGCACTTGTGGAAGCAGGTGTGGCAGCTGCAGCCTATGCGGATGATATTCTCACTGCCTCCAAGGTTACAGGACTGTCCACCGATACTCTGCAGGAATACGCATATGCTGCAGAGTTAATAGATACGGATTTAGCGGATGTGGAAAAGGCACTCTCTAAAAACGTAAAATCTATGTCCTCTGCAAAAAATGGATCAAAAGATTATGCAGAGGCGTATAAAAAATTAGGCGTATCCATCACGGATGCGAATGGTAATCTCCGGAACTCTGAAGATGTATTCTGGGAGGTCATCGATGCTCTGGGAGAGGTCGAAAATGAGACTGAAGCAGATGCAATCGCAATGCAGCTTTTTGGCAAATCTGCACAGGAGCTCAATCCTCTGATTGAAGCAGGCTCCTCTGGATTCCGTGAGCTGGCTGATGAGGCTCATGAGGCTGGTGCGGTCCTCTCAGGAGATACTCTTAACAGTCTGGGAGATGTTGATGATTCTATCCAAAGACTCAATTCCCAGGTATCAGCCTTTAAGACAGTTGCAGGGGCCGCAATCGCTCCCACTCTGGGAGTCCTGGCTGATGGTGCTACTGATCTGTTAAAGGCTCTCACGAATGCTTTTAAGCCTCCGGAAAAATCCGATCTTGCAAACTATTTAACAGATCTGCAGGGAAGGCTGCAGGATACTCAGGATCAGATCAGTGGCCTGGATACGATAGATTTTAAGGTTAATGCTGACATAGCCACTATTGACGCATATACAGGTGTTCTGCTGAAGGCCACAACTGGAGAAAAACTATCAGGACTTGAGAAATACAAGCTTGCTGTAGCCGTGGAAAAACTGGGTGGTGTGATCCCAGGCCTGGCTGAGGCATATGATACGGAAACCGGATCCATAGATCTCACTACTGAAGCCCTCCGGACGAATCTGGAGGAGACTAAAAAGCAGATGCGGATCACCGCTTTCCAGGAGGCAATAGAGGCCGCTTATAAGGCTGCTGCTGATGCTGCTATTGAGTCCATGGATGCTCAGAGCGCATATGAAGCCAATGCCAAAGAGCTGGAGGAGACTCTTAACGGACTCAGTATAGATGACTTTTTACAGCTGACGCCGGCGCAGGCCGATATAAGGGCCGCTGCACTGGGAACTACAAAAGAACACATATATGAGCTGATAACTAATCAGGATCAGTATGCAGCTGCAGTGGCAGCGGCTGCTGAGGCAGAAAAAACTGCCAAAGACGCTGCAGATCAGAGAGTGCAAGCCCTGGAAAATCTTGAGGCTGAATATGCTCAGGACACATCAACAACTCAGGAGAATACAGGGGTCACTGTAGAGAATACAGAGGCCACTGAGGAACAGAAAAATGCATGGAAAGCGAGCTGGAATCCGCTGAAACAGGCCGGAACCTGGCTGAAAAAGAATGCTCAGGCTCAGCAGGAAGATAAAAAGGCTACTGAGGAGAATACAGCAGCCACTGAGGAGCAGGCCAAAGGAACCGGGCTCCTGGGAAAGGCACTGCAGGTAGTTGGAGATCTTGCGGATGAGAACGGCGGTAAAGTCACCGGATTCCTCCAGGAGATCGGTCAGACCGGAATGGAGCAGCTGGCTAAAAAGGCAGAGGCTTCTGCAGCTGTGGAACGGTCTGCAGTTGAGAGCGTAAGACAGGCCTACTTTGATCAAATCGAGACCATCCGGAATAACATCAGTCAGAAGATCTCATTATGGGATAAATTTTCCGGTGGTGAAGATATCACTGTAGAGCAGATGGTGGAGAATCTGCAGAGCCAGACTTCCGGGATCCTGCAGTATAAGCAGGAGATGGAAGCCGTTATAGCCGAATACGGTGATGAGCTGGGTCCGGATCTGGTGAACACGCTCCAGAGCATGGGAGCGGACGCTGCCAACACATGGCATCATATGTGGATCACCATGAGCCAGGATAATGCTCCGGAGCTGTTCAAGGAGTTAGGAGATCAGTGGGCTCAGGGACTGGATCTCTCTGAGCAGATCGCTAAGTATTCTGCAGGCACACTCACTGCATACCAGCTTGCCACTAATAAGTTAGGATCCACAAAAATTGAGTGGACAGGACTCAGAGAGTCAGTCTCTGAGATGACTCCGGAGCTCAATGCTGCTATCTTAGCTGCCGAAAATGCCGGGGTACAGATCCCGGAGGGAATGGCTGATGGGCTCCAGAGCGGAGAACTCACTGCCCATGATGCTGCAGTGCAGCTCACGAATGCTCTGCAGGGCACTTTTAGAGGACTCTATGAAATAGCAGAGCAGTCAGGAGTAGATATTCCTGAGGGGCTTTCTGCAGGTATGGAAGGCTCTGCTGATGAGTATGAAGCTGCTATAGGGCAGCTAACAGATGCTCTGTCTGCAGCCGGTACGGATGCAGGTACAGCTGCAGCCGATTCTATCGGGACCGCAATGGAGGACAGCTCCGATACTGTAGAGTCTGCAGCTGAGAATACTGCATCCTCTGCAGCCACTGCTGCAGACTCCCAGAGCAGCCAGTTTGAGGCTGCAGGTACATCATCCGGAGCAGCATATGTTAAGGGCATCCGGTCCAGGTCCTCAATGGCAAAGAGTGCCGGGACCGCACTGGCAAAGAGTGCAAAGAGCGGAACATCCGGCGTGGATATGACTCAGAGCGGTAAATTTTTTGCTCAGGGTTATATTAACGGTATCAACTCCCTGATTGGGCAGGTGGCAGCCAAAGCCAGGGAGATGGTGAGATCCGCTATCAATGCTGCAAAGGCAGCACAGCAGGAAGGATCTCCTTCCAAACTTACTTATCAGTCCGGTGTCTACTTCACTCAGGGTTATATCCTGGGTATTGTATCAGAGCAGAAAAATCTGGTCCGGACGGTACAGGGACTTGTGGCCTCAGTGATCACAGAGCTGGCTAAAGTGCCGGATTATGATTTCGAAACAGCCGGGAAGAATGCTCTGGATTCATTCAGTACCAAAATGGAGGCATACGCTGATTATATAATCGGAAAAATATCTTATCAGAATGACGAGAAGCTCTCAGAGTTTGAGGCTGAAATCACCAGGCTGCAGGCTGAAAGGGATAAGATCACAAATGATCTGCAGGCAGCAAGCGATAAAAAGCAGGATGCTCTGCAGAAAAAGATCAGCAAGACAAGAAATAAAAAACGGAAAGAACAGCTGAAAAAACAGCTGGCTGCGGAAAAAGCATCACTTAAAACGCAGACTAAAGCGGTGCAGGCTCAGTATGAGGAGCTGATCAAGACTCAGCAGAGTTATCAGCAGAGTTATCAGACAGCATCCACTGAGATGATCAACCGATTCCAGACTGCTCTGAGCAACTATCAGCAGTCTGCGGAAGATATGGTGGATGCGCCTGTATCAGGTATTACTGATAAGTATGATGAGAGATACGATGATCTGATCAGTAAGCAGAACGACCTGATCCAGAAACTGCAGGAGTCAGATAAACTGTTCACAGTTGGCTCCTCCGGAGTGATGATCATAGGAAATATCCAGGATCAGACTCAGCAGATCCGGGAGTACACTCAGAACCTGCAGAAGATTCGGGATAAGGTATCCGCTGAGTTGTTCGATCAGATCACTCAGTACGATATGAAAGAGGGTGCAGCCTATACTAAGTATCTTCTGGGACTCTCAGCGGATGAGTTGGATGCTTATAATGCAGCCTATACTGAGAAACTGCAGGCGGCCAATGATGCTGCAGATCTGATCTATGGGAAAGATATAGAGCAGGTAGGCAAAGATTATCAGGATGAGATCCGAAGAGCATTCGATGATCTTCCGGCAACTCTTGAGGATCTGGGTATGCAGGCAATGCAGGGATTCATAGATGGTTTCGGCTGGAATACAGACTATATGTCTGAGGAGATCCGGACTTTTGTATCCGGAATGATTGATCAGTTTAAGCAGCTCCTGGATATTCACTCTCCCTCTGGAGTCATGTATGACTTAGGTGGCTATACAGGCGAGGGATTTGTGGATGGAGTTAAAAGCTGGATGCAGCAGGCTAAAAAAGCAGCTGCAGATCTGGCTGCTACTGTCAGCAGTCCTCTGGAAGGTGTCACTGCCAGTGTGGGAGCATTGCAGGGAGTCGCTCCTGCTGCAGATCCCAGGCTCATGGGGAATATCACAAATAACTATAACCTGGTGCAGAATAATAACTCTCCTAAAGCTCTCACGGCTCTGGAGACTTATCAGGCCAGGAGGAGACAGATAGCACTTGTTAAGGCTTTCGCACGATGAGGAGGATCCATGTACACACTCACAGCGGAAAATGAATATGGACAGATCCTGGAGATTACTCATAATCCAGCTTATGGAGTTAAGAGTGTACTGGGATTTGATCCTCCGGATGGTGTGATCAATACCACAAGGAATGCAGGCCAGGACGGATCTGTATTTAACTCAGCTTATATGGATAACAGGACCATAACTATCACACTGGCTGTAAATTATCCAGCTGAGCAGAACAGGATCCTGCTCTACAAGTATTTTAAGATCAAAAAACTGGTAAAGCTCAGGTTCCGGAACGGAGCCAGGGATGTGAAGATCTCCGGATATGTACAGTCTATACAGGTGGCATACTTTGATAAAAAAGAGACTGTACAAATCATTGTACTATGCCCGAAGCCATATCTGCTGAGCTGGGAGAGTATCAATGAGGATCTGAGCAGTATTCTGGCTCTGTTTGAATTTCCATTTGCTATTGAGACTCCTGTGGAGATGTCCACTATAGAGGTGGGAGTGCAGAAATCACTCCTCAATGAGGGTGATGTGGAGACTGGGATGATCTGCAGAATCAACGCTTACGGAGCAGTATCTAATCCTCAGATCTATGATACAGAGACTCAGGAGCATATGAAACTCCTCACGGACATGATATCCGGTGATCTGATCGAGATCTGCACCATTCCTGGCAGTAAGTACATCCGGAGGACTAGAGAGGGGGTCACTGCATCTCTGATCTCAGCACTCTCTCCGGATTCCATCTGGATGATGCTGAGGCCTGGAGATAATGTGATCTCTACTGCTGCAGATTCCGGAGCGGAGTATATGCAAGTGAGTTTTGGCTATACTTATCAGTATGAAGGGGTGTGATCATGGAAATCTATGTATTGGATGGTGTATCCGGGATCTTAGGGATCATAGATTCCTATGAGAGCCTGATCTGGAATCTCCAGTTTTATGGGGTAGGTGATTTTGAGCTGAAGCTGCCTCTGTCTGATGAGATGCTCAATCTCCTGACTCCTGGGAAATGTTTGGTCCGTGGTTCGGACAGAGTAGGATCCTCAGAATTCCGCAACGTGATGAGGATCGAAAACTACAAAATAGATTTTGATGCGGAAAAAGGATGGATCCTCACGGTATCTGGAGGAGGCCTTAAAAAGATCCTCAGCCAGAGGATCATCTGGAACCAGCTTAATTATGAGCAGTCCTCAGTGGAGGATGCTATAGAGCAGGTGATCCGGGAGAATGCCATATCTCCCACTGATCCGGATAGAGAGATCCCGGATCTGATCCTGGGAGATTCCATAGGCCTCACGGATGTATTTGATGCTCAGCTCTTCGGGGACACTATATCAGAGTGGCTGGAGTCAACCTGTAAGATCTATGGGATTGGCTGGGATGTATATATCAAAAATGGAAAATACATCTTCCAGCTGATCCAGCCTGAGGATCGGACATATTCACAGAGCACTAATGATCCTGTGATTTTTTCTCCGGAGTTTGACAATCTGGCAAGCGCCACTTATGAGGACAGAGGATCCGAGTACTTCAATGTGGGCCTGATCGGAGGAGAGGGTTCCGGATCCAGTCAGATTAAGACATATGTGGGAGATGCTGCAGGCCTGGACCGGAAAGAGGTCTACATAGATGCTGGATCTGTTAGCTCAGACGGTGAAATTATAAGTATGGAAACGTACTTATCCATGCTCCAGACTTACGGCACTGAGCAGCTGGCAGATACAAAAGCATTTTCGAAATTTACCGGAGAGATCATCCTCAATGGTATGTACACTTTCGGAGTGGATTATAACCTGGGAGACAGAGTGCAGATAGATATGGGATATGTATCAGCTGCAGCCAGGATAACAGAGATGATCTGCTCAGAAGATTTTAACGGATTCAAAATGATTCCCACTTTTGATGATTGGGAGGTGATCTAGTGGCTGTAACTTATGGTTTTTTTAACTCTGTAGACGGTGACCGGAGATATAACGCTGATCAGATGTCAGAGTATTTTAAGGGGCTGATCTCTGATGGTGTATATGAGTCTGTGGGAGGGGCTCTCCAGGCCCTGGCTGGATCCGGGATGCAGGTTATAGTGCAGACCGGAAGAGCTGTAATAGGCTGCAAATGGATAGATGTGAGTGCAGCGGAGACTCTGCAGATCACTGCAGCCAGTGCCGCTCTTAACAGATGGACTGCTGTAGTGGTAAGGCTCAATCTGAGCACAAGGCTCATGGAGCTTGGAACAGTGGATGGTACTCCAGCCACAAATCCTCTGCAGCCTGCCATGACTAACACAAGCAGCATAAAAGAGATCTGCCTGGCTATGGTGTATGTGGCAGCAGGATCCACAGCTATCAGACAGGCTAATATCACGGATATGAGAGCCAGCTCTCTGTGTGGCTGGATCACAGGACTGGTTAAGCAGGTGGATACATCACAGCTCTTCCTGCAGTGGCAGAATGCATACCAGGCCTACTATGATGAGATGACAAGCCAGTTTAATACCTGGTTTTCCGCTCTCACTCAGCAGTTAAATGTTAATACTTACATTGAGGCCTTCAAGAAGCATACTACATTGAGCGGATCCAGTGCTGCAGTGCCTCTGGATATGGCAGGATATACATATGATGCGTCAGATATCATCAATGTATTCATTAATGGCCTGTATGCTGCAGAGGAAACAGATTATACCATGCAGATATCCGGAACCAGTGCTACGGTTATTCCAACTGCTACTGCTGCAGGAACAGTGATAGATGTGGTGGTGTACAGATCTCAAATCGGATTCCGGATGATAGGAACCAGTGGTGGAGCAGCTATAGGAACCAGTGAGGGATCCGGAATTACAGCATAATTGAGGAGGTGTGCAATGGCTGATAATGTAACATTAACCAGGGTGATAGATCTGGTAGCTCAGGATACTGTGGATGCATCAGTATATGGGTTGATTGACAGTGAGACAGGTGGAACGAAAAAGTATCCGCTGGGATCTAAGCTGGTAGGGATTGATCAGGAAATCTCAGATATCAATGATGAGACTGCTGAGATTAAGCGAACGGCTGAAACTGCATATATTACAGATACAGTCTCAGGGGCAGTGGCTAGTTTCCCGGATGGATCTGATGATATTCCGGTTAAGTCGTTGACGGTGCAGATAGAGCCTCAGCAGGCCGGGAGCGGTGATCCGTCACCGACTAACGTAAGACCGATAAGCGGATGGGATAGCGTGAAGGTTGCCAGGTGTGGAAAGAACCTGATTGCGCTTGAGACTCTGAGCCTCCCGGAAAGCGGACATGAAATTAAGGACAACAACGGAAAAATCATCACTACATCATCATCTGCATACACTCACGGATATATCGGAGTAAAGCCTGCAACAACGTACACGTTGTCGGGGAAGTTCACTGCCGCATCGAATGCTATGTATGTATATGAATATAATGTGGACAGAAACTGGATTGGCAGGAGGTCGCTTGGAACTTGGCCTACAGCGGATTCACAGAATCTCTTTATAACAGGATCAAACACTTACTACATCCAGATCCAGTACATCAACACGTCAAGTGGGGCAGACCCGACTACATGGGGTCTGTATGAAGGTGAGACGGTAGCGGATGACACGGAGCAGGGCGACACCTACACAGTAGACTTAGGTCAGACCGTCTACGGCGGTACGCTGGATGTTACATCAGGGGTGCTGACACTGACCAAGAAAGCAATCACGCTGAACGGTTCGGAATCGTGGTCGATGCACGCAAGCGGAAAGTTTTTCGCAAATGTTCTTGAGAATGGCGAAGCACTCCGCACAACGTCTGGATATGTCAGTAATCTGTATCCGTTCGCCGGGGATGGTTCGTCCTCGTCCTCTGCGGTTTCTTCCGACAAGCATTTTTACGGTCAGCGTGATTTCGGGAGATTCTGGGTGTACGACTCCGATTATACGACCGTGGATGCGTGGAAGTCGGCACTCGCATCTACTCCGATGACGATTGTTTATCCGCTTACGACAGCAGAAACACTGACTCTCACTCCCGAACAGGTAACAACTCTGCTCGGACAGAACAACATCTATGCGGATGCAGGCTCTGTCAGCGTGGTGTATCGGGCGGATACCGGGCTGTATATCGCTAAACTCACAGGATCCACTGAGACTGATATGACAGCGGATTCTAATATCCCTACTAATACTTATTTTATGGTGGGGAACAATCTGTATCTCTCTACTGCAGCTATTGCTGCAGGTGAGATCATCGCTCCTGGAACCAATTGCAATCAGGTAACACTTGCTGCAGCACTCAATGCACTTAATCAGTAAAGAGGAGGTAAATTATGACACAGCTTTATATTGTAGAGATTCAGAAGAATGCTAATGGTGAGATGGCTCATAATGTCTTTTGGGCATATGATGAAGATCCGGACAAGGCACGGCTGAAGGGTGAAAGTAAATATCATGAGGTCCTGGCAGCTGCAGCCGTCTCTGAGGTGGCAGAACACGCTGCTATCCTGTTCACATCTGAGGGATTCCCTCTGATGCACCAGTGCTATAAGCATACCACTCAGCCTGCAGCAGCTCCGGAGGAGTAAAGAGGAGATCAAATGAAACTCTTATTACAGATCCTGCCATACATCATTAACATCTGCTCCGGGTGCATCCTGGCAGTGTGCACCTATCACATCACCAGGATCCGCTCAGAGAAGCAGGAGCAGGCCAAAAAAGAGGATGCTCTGGAGGCCGGGGTTCAGTGCCTCCTCAGAAATTCAATAGTAACTGATTATAATAAGTACTCTAATAAGGGATATTGTCCGATATATGCCAAAGAGTCATTAAAGCGGACTTATGAGGCATACAGTAATTTGGGTGGGAACGATGTAGCAAAAGAGTTATATCATACGCTCCTGCAGATGCCAGCGGATCCACCTGTGATCAGGGCAGAGTAGGCATGGTATAATATAGGTACTTGCTAAATTTTCTTCATTTTTGTTTTCCTTCCTGCGGTTGGGAGAGTGTGAAAAATATTTTCCGCTCTCCCTCTTTTTATAATGAACATGAATAATCACTAATATTAATGGCCTGCTCACTGAGCAGGCCGATTTTATATTATGAGAAAACGTGAATTGAACAATTCTGACTATTTTTCATAGTGACCGGAATAGTGACCGGAGATTTCAAGAATCCAGTATTTATGCGGTCTGTAGGGCTGTATATTGTGGGTTCGAATCCCACTCTCTCCGTATAATATGCATTCCGCACTTTTGGCATGTTTCCGGTAAATGTGTCAACTGTGCGGAATTTTTAATTTCATAAAATATCTGAATCGCTACATAAATATTATAATTTACACTTTTCTGCATATCGTAGTGACTAAAATAGTGACTTTCACTCTATACAGACTCTGTGAATAATGGGTTGCAGATGCAAATATAGCAATATCGATATAATTGTGTATATTATCCGGGAATTGATTTTCTGAAGTAATTATTGATCTTGTTATTCATCTGGATCTCCACATCTGAGAGAGTATCTCTGTAGACTCTCTTCATACAGTTATCTGTACTCCAGCCGCCTCTTGAGATAATGTACTGATCCGGGATCCCTATAGCATGGAGGACGGATGCTGAGTAGTGCCTCAGATCATGGATCCGGAAGTGTGGCAGCCCTGCCTCAGCCAGTCTCTTAGCGAATAGGCAGCTGAGAGCATGAGGAGTGGACTGGATCACATAACCAAAGCCTCTGCCTATGACAGATATAACTTTCTCCGGATAGATGATAGTCCTGTAGGATGCATCAGTTTTTGGAGTCTCTTTATAGATCCACTGCTTATCCTTATCCTGCACTCTGGCTCTCCGGACCGTGATGGAGTTTTTATCCTTGTCTATATCATCATACCGGATCCCACAGGCCTCAGATCTCCTCATAGGTCCATAGGCACACAGGAGCACACAGATATAGAGATCCCTGTCTCCCTGGATGGACTGCAGCAGATCCTGCACTTCTCCTGTAGTCGGGGTATGCAGCTCCGGACGGATCCGGGCCGGGAGCGTGAGGCTGAACCTAAGGTTCGGATCATACATCTGAAGAGATGCTGTGAGCAGGCCTGCAATATTCCGGATGCTCTTAGGGGATACCGTGAGATCTGAGATAAATCTCTGTACCGTGATATTATCCAGGGATCTCAGCTTAATGGATCCGAATCTGGAAGATTGAAAATGAGTCCTGTACATACTTGTGTAAGATCTGACGGTGGAGGGAGAGAGGACCGGAGTCTTACTGTCTATATATCCCTTAACGGCCTCTCCCACAGTCAGATCGGTGATCCTGGGTCCCTCCTGATATAGTGTAGCCTGCCTTTCGGCCTCCCTCCTGGTGGAGGCCGTGAAGGTCCGCTGATGGATCCTGCCAGTGCTGTCCTTATAATCATAGACTGTAACTCTGTAGGATCCTGATTCTGTCTTTTTAGCTCTCATGCTTTCCCTCCTCTCCTATTTTAAGGACTGCATAAGCTGCACTCCTGAGCTCAGGAGTGGCCTGCCTATATGCAGTGATCAATCTGTGTTCATCGTCAGAAAGCAGCTGCAGAGTCCTGGGGGTGTATCCCAGGAGATAATTGATATCCACATTGAAAAAATCTGCTATGGCCTCCAGCTGTTCACGTTTCGGCTCCCTGGTTCCTCTTTCATAATGTGATACTGCCTGCTTCGTGATTCCCAGAACCTGGGAGATCTGATCCTGAGTCAATCCTCTTTCAAGTCTTAAACTCTTAAAAATCTCTGCAAAACTCCTCATATATCCCTCCTTCCTGTGGGATTACATTATAAACCGAAAGTTTAAGGCAGTAAACACAAAGTTTAATTTTCTGATTGACAAAATAAACAGAGAGTTTATAATGAACACAGTAAACAGTTTGTTTACCTACAGAGAGGAGGTGATGAATTGGATAGTAAACAGATAGGGAAGGTCCTCCGGGAGCTCAGAGGAGACAGATCTCAGACTGAGGTGGCAGATGCGGTGGGAGTTACTGCAATGTCTATATCTCTGTATGAGTCCGGAGAGCGGATCCCCAGGGATGAAGTAAAAATAGCCCTGGCTAAATACTATGGGAGATCCGTGGAGTCTATTTTTTATGCTGATTGAGTATACGTTCTGTATACCAGAGAGGAGGGAAAACATGAGACCGGAGGAGATCGTAAGAGAAAAAATAAAAAATCTCTTCCAACTGAAAAATTTGGCAGAGGTCGCAAGACGGACCGGATATCCCAGAGCCACACTGCAGAGCTGGAAGGATCATCCGGAGAGGATCAGAGCGGTGGACCTGATACGGCTGGAAGAGATGATCGGGAGGCTGCCATGATCAGGCTGTATAAGCACCAGGAGGAAGCTCTGGAGGCCGTGAGGAAACCATGTAAAGGATTTGAGGGTTTGTATGAGGTGGATTCTTTTGGGAATGTGTTTTCTGTTATTCATGATGCACACAGGAGGAAAAGAAAGCTCAAAAGCTATCCTAATGAGAATGGCTACTTAAAAGTAAATCTTTATGATTTTTCCGGTCACTGTAAGAAGAAATATGTGCATCGTCTGGTGGCTGAAGCATTCCTATCAAATCCAGAAAATAAACCTAATGTGAATCACATTGATTGCGATGTCAAAAATAATTCGATTGAAAACCTAGAGTGGTGTACTCAATCAGAAAATATACGGCACGCTGTGAAACTTGGAAGATATGTGGACAACATATCTAAATGGAATCAGAAAAGAGGTGATGCCATATGATCAGACTGTACAAACATCAGGAGGATGCTCTGAGAGCGGTGGAAAATCTAAATAGGTGTGCATTCTATCATGATTAGCTCATGGGTTTAGGCAAAACATTTACAGGATCCTCTAAGCTCATGAGGCTGAATGCCAGGGTGAACCTGGTGATCTGCCAGAAGTCCAAAATACAGGACTGGCTCGATCATTTTGAGCTCTACAGCGATACGTGGGCAAATCACAATCTGATCTATGATCTCACGAATCGGAACGGTTTAGAGGCCTTTATGAGCGTTGTAGGGGATCCTGGATATACGCAGAGGATCATAGGAGTAATTAATTATGATCTCCTCTGGAGGAGGCCAGAGCTACAGAAGTTGGAGAGATTCACTCTCCTGCTGGATGAGTCCTCACTGATCCAGAACGAAAACAGCAAGAGATCCAGATTTATCCTCAGGATGCAGCCTCAGAACGTGATCCTGCTATCCGGTACTCCCACAGGTGGAAAGTATGAGCTCTTGTGGAGCCAGATGCATCTACTGGGATGGAAGATCCCAAAAGATCTTTATTGGAGCCAATATGTGGAAACTCATTATGAAGATGTGAATGGATTTCCGCTCCGGGTTGTGGATGGATACAAAAATGTGGAGCGGCTCAAGCGAAAAATGCGAGAGCACGGATGCCACTTCCTCAAGACTGAGGAGATCATGGATCTCCCGGATCAGATCGATCAGAAAGTATACGTGGACAGCAGTCCAGCCTACAGACGCTTTAAGCGGTCCAGGGTGATTGCTGTAGATGATCGGGAGTTAGTCGGAGACACCACTCTCACGAAGCTCCTGTATGAGAGGCAGCTCTGTGGAGTCTACAGTGGGGATAAGCTCAAGGCCTTTAAGGATCTTGTGGACAGTACATCAGATCGGCTGATCGTCTTCTACAACTTTACCGCTGAGCTTGAGGCCATGCAGGGGATCCTGCTGGATGAAGATTATGAGAATAGTAAAAGGTTCTCAGTGGTGAATGGATCTGATAAGCACCTGCAGAATTATGAGGACAGATCAGATTCCATCACATTCATCCAATATCAGGCCGGGGCCATGGGACTGAATCTCCAGAAGGCCTGCAGGATCATCTACTACACACCACCACTGAGCTCAGAGCTCTATGAGCAGAGCCGAAAGAGGATCCACAGGATAGGCCAGCAAAGCACCTGTTTTTATTACCATCTGATCTGTAGAGGATCGGTAGAGGAGAAGATTTATGCAGTACTTAAACAACGTAAGGACTATACTGAAGCACTTTTTGAGGCTGATTAATGCAGGTCTGCTGATCGGGGGTATGGCGCTCATGATCGGAGGAGCCGGAGTCCTGGACTACACTGCAGAGATTGGAACGGCAGCAGGACCGGAGATCTATAGACAGATGAACATGGGCCTGATCATGGTGCTGGGTGGATTCACACTCAAAAAACTGAGGGACACATATGGGACCAGAGAAAATTTTCGAACGGAGAGTGAAAAAGTACATAGAGAACTCCGGAGGATGGCAGGTTAAATTTTTTGCCAATAAATTCACCAGAGCCGGAGTACCGGATATCCTGGCCTGCATTGATGGCTACTTCGTAGCTATAGAGGTTAAAGCGGATAATGGATCACCTACTGATCTGCAGCTCTGGACAGTGGATCAGATCCGGAAAGCCGGTGGATTCGCTTTTGTGCTCTATCCATCCGGATGGGAAAGATTCGTTGATTTTGTCCAGGATCTGAAACATGACACCTGGAGCAAAGATATGGACACGGTAATCAGATAACAGGAGGGAAGGAAAATGAGAGTGAGGAGAGAGCTTCCGGATTTCGACAGGATCCGGAGGTTGCAGGTAGAACATGGGATCACTGATTATGATCTGGCTATTGCAGCAGGTTATGGAGGAAAAGATCCGGTTAAGCACCTACTGGACGCTGAGAGAAAAGGCTACTGGAAAAGAGGAGGAGTGGCAAAGCTGAAGGCTGCTTATGGATGGACAGATCTCCTTCTCCCGGAACCTACAGAGGCCCTGGAGGAGGTAAGGGAGGCAGAGCCTCCGCAGATGCTCCAGCAGATCATAAGCGGTGAGCTCAAATGCCGGAAAGTCACCTATATGAGTATTGAGTTTTGAGGGAGGAAAGAGATGGGAACCATAGATCCTAAACAGTATGTGACGGATTCACTGCTCTCCACTAAGAGGCCAGGGATGGAGGATCTGCTCCAGTATATGGAGGAGTACGGATTCTTCACTGCTCCATGCTCAAGTCAGTTTCATCTGGCTAGTAAGTTTGGGCTCCTCTGGCATACCAAAAATGTTATGGAGACAGCAGAGCGGTTAGGAGTAACGCTCCTGGGAGGTGAGGAATACAACAAGATCCACAACTCAGTGATCATTGCTGCAGGGCTCCATGATCTGGGAAAGATGGGACAGTTTGAAAAGCCTCTCTATACAGAGAAACGGTTAAAGGATGGCTCAGTTGGAAAGATCCCTTATGAGCAGAATAAGGATCTGCTTCCGGTAGATCATGAGATCCGGTCTGTGGCCGTAGCATCCATGTTTATCGATCTCACTGAGGATGAGCAGTATGCAATCTTATATCACAATGGCCTGTATGGGATCGGGAGATATACGCTCCAGGGCCATGAGACTCCGCTGTATATGCTGATCCACTGGGCTGATCTGTGGGCCAGCAGAGTTATGGAGGATAAACAGAATGAGGGATGAGATCACCATCACAAGGGATGAGTTTACGGATCTGTGTGCGAGTGCATTCTATGCTCTCACAATGGATAAAAAACTCACTATGGAGGACTTAGATCAGTACACAGACATCACCGCAGCACTCATGTTTATGTTTACAGATGAGTATTGGGAGAGGAGGAAAAAGTGAACATTAACAGATCATATGCCAGGCGGATTGCACGGATCCGGATGCAGGAGGCCGGGATCAAGAGACCCGGCAAGAAGATGAGCAACTGGAGAGCATGGTTCAGAAATGGAGGTAAATAATGGGTCAGGTCGTTTTTATCCTTGGAAAACCTGGGACCGGAAAGTCCTACAGCCTGAGGAATTTCTCTAAGGATGAGGCTGGAGTAATTAATGTACAGGGAAAGATCCTTCCGTTTAAGGGTGGAGCCTCCTGGGATATCATCTCCACTGATGACAGTGATGAGATTATAGCATCAATTAAAAAGTTTGCCCGGAAATATAAGGTGATCGTAGTAGATGACTATCAGTATGTGATGGCAAACGAATTTATGCGGAGATCCACAGAAAAGGGATACGATAAGTTTACGGATATAGGCCGTCATGCCTGGGATATTGTCAATGAGGTCCGGAACCTGGATCCTGATGTGATCGTTTACATCCTCTGCCACACTGACACGGATCAGGATGGATTCGAAAAACTCAAGACAATCGGAAAGCTCCTGGATGAGAAGATCTATCTGGAGGGGATGAGCACTATAGTCCTCAAGACTCATGTGGAGGATGGAAAGTATACATTCCTTACTCAGAACAATGGCCGGGATACGGTCAAATCTCCTGCAGGGATGTTTCCATCCTATGCAATAGAGAATGATCTGCACTATGTAGATCAGAAGATCCGCTCCTATTTCGAACTGGGAGAACACAAGACAGATGAGGAGATGGCTGAGGCAGATGCTGCAGCTGCACATGAGGAGATCCAGAAGGAGGAGCCAAAGAAGAAACGCTCCAGGACCAAAGAGGAGCCGGAGGGATATGGCAAGGAGGCTTTCGAAAAGGCCAGAGCCAAAGCGGAGAAACCTGCTCCCGGATCACGCTCCAGACGGATCTCCCAGACGCTGAAAGAGGAGAGGGAACAGGTTATGGAGGAGAATCTGGAAACTCTTATGAATGTCCCGGAGGGAGAGGATACAGAGGTTCCCTTTGATGAGGAGGGACCGGAGTTAAAGCCGCTCCCCAGACGCAAGAGCAGGAAGGCCGCTCCTGAGACCACTGCAGAAGAGCCTGAGGCAGCTCCGGAGCCTGCAGCAGCTGAGCCTGCAGCCAGGAGGAGAGGCAGGAGGAGAACGGTATGATCCTGAGAAAGAACGGAGTGGATATGGTGGAGACTGCGGATGCAGCTCCGGGAAAGCAGATCCAGATCCCTGTAAAGTTTAACGATACAGAGAGATCTAAGGATATCGAGATCCGGATCTCCGGATTATCGGTTAAGGATATCGACAACATTTCAATCTATTTTAGAGGAGAAAACAACAATGGCTGATTTTAGCAAGTTTGATGAGCAGATTGATCTTAAGTCACTCAAGAAGGCAATGGAGGAAGTGAAGAATAACTCCGGATCCGGTAACTATGATGAGGTCACTGAGGGATCCTACAGAGTCAAGTGTGAGCGGCTGGAGCTGGGCAGCACTAAGGATGGAAGGCCGATGCTCAAGGCCATGTTCCGGATCCTGGAGGGAGAGCACAAGAAACAGTGTATCTTCTTCAACCGGGTGCTCTACGGAACGAAGAACGATGCATCCATGATCGCATCTGCAGAGGGATGGCTGGAGAGCCTGGAGCCGTCTGAGGATGTAGGTCCGGTGGTGTTTAACGGATACGCAAAGTTTGCAGATCTGGTTATGGATATCGCTGAGGATATCGCTGATCTGGAATATGAGATCACCTATGAACCGTCAGAGTTTAACTCAGTGCAGATTGATGAGGTATACGAATAATGCTGAAGAACGATAAAGAGAGGAAGGCCTTCCTGGATACCAGATCCAGAGCCTCCGGATGGTATCTCTGGAAAGAGGATCCGGATCTGCAGAGAGAATGGTGGCGGTTTGATTTACCTGATTGTGCTCTGATCGTAGAGCAGCAGGAGATCACTTATAACTATCCGGAATGGCATAGAGCGAAGAACATTTTGCACTGGTACATCATCAGAGACTGGCATGGGCTTTTTGCTGATCAGGTGGCCAGTAAAACACAGGTCCTCCAGGAGGTCCGTAATGCAGCAGCTATGGATCTGTGTCAGCACTGATGAGTATGAATTACCAATAGCAGTGGCTGACACTCAGGAAGAATTAGCTGAAATGATCGGAGTGAAGAAAGAGTCCATAAGGACTCTGTACTCCAAATGGTTAAGCGGCAGGATAAAGTCCTGCCGCTATAGGAAAGTAGAGATAGATGATTCTATTCTATGATTTTGAGGTTACGAGATTTAACTGGATGGTGGTGATCATAGATCCGGAGGCTAATCAGGTGTACAGAGTAGTGGATGATCAGCCAGAGCTGCAGAGGATCTATGATGCCCACTCTGAGGATATCTGGATAGGCTTTAACTCACGGCACTATGATCAGTACATTCTGAAGGGTATCCTCACAGGTTGTGATCCGTGGGAGATCAACTCATGGATCATAGCCAAAAAGCAGCCAGGATGGTCCTACAGCCCTCTCCTGAGACAGATCTTCCTGATCAATTATGATGTGATGCCTCTGAACAGCAGCCTCAAACAGCTTGAGGGGATGCAGGGTCACAATATCTATGAGTCCTCTGTGGACTTTAATATAGACAGGGGACTCACTGCAGAGGAAATCTCTGAGATGCTCCGATACTGTGAGAACGATGTCCGGGAGACGATGAATGTATTTTCCGCTAACATCAGTGACTTTACGGCTCTGCTGTGGCTGGTGCAGGAGTTTAAGTTTCCTCTGTCCTACATGAGCAAAACCAAAGCCCAGATATCTGCAGAGATCCTGGAGTGTGAGCCTGTAACCAGATCAGACGAATGGGATATCTCAACATTGCACTGCCTGCAGCTCCGGAATCAGGATCATACATTGACTGTAAAGCGGAAAGCTCGGAAGGATGATCCTGAGGACTCCGGAGACAGAAAAATAGAGGTGATCAAAGGCAGACCGGATCAGTGGTTTATGGATCAAAAATATCAGGACTATAGATATTACTTTATCTGTGATGTGGCAGGGGTCCCTCATCAGTTTGGCTGGGGTGGAATCCATGGAGCACGGAAACAGTACCACTATCGATGTGATCCGGAGCATCTGATGCTCCATGTGGATGTAGCGTCCTACTATCCCAGGTTGATGATCTTTCACAATCTCCTCACTAGGAATGCCAGGAGACCGGAGCGGTTCCAGGAGATCTATCACCGGAGACTGCAGCTAAAACATGAGGGCAAAAAGAAAGAACAGGCTCCGCTGAAAATCGTCATTAATGGGACTTATGGGATCTGTAAGGATCCCACAAATAAGGCCTATGATCCCAGGAACGCTAACTTGATATGTGTAAATGGTCAGTTGCTCCTTATGGATCTGATTGAGCATCTGGAAACTGTAAACAGCTTTGAGCTGATCCAGAGCAATACAGACGGCCTGATCATTAAGATCCACAGAGATGACTTTGAGCAGGTGGATGATATCTGCTGGGAGTGGGAGTCCAGGTGCAATATGGAGCTGGAATTCGATTATATAAGGGAAATCTGGCAAGGAGATGTGAATAATTATGTATTTACACAGTTTGATGGGAAAGTAGAGAGAAAAGGCGCTTATGTGAAAGAATTAAGTCCAATGGACAATGATCTGCCAATTATTAACAAAGCGCTCATCAACTGTATGTTACATGGGATACCTGTAGAGCAGACCATAAGGAGTGAAAAAAGTCTAATTGCATTCCAGAAGATCTGCAAATTATCCAGCAAGTACGACTATGTTACCCACAATGGAAAAAAGTATTTCAACAAATGTTATAGAGTGTTCGCCAGCCGGGATCCGTCCGATGGACCAGTAAAGAAAATCAAATCTGCGGACAAGCGATCTGATAAATTCGGAAATACTTCTCTTCACAGCTTTTTAGAAAATGGAGATATTTCTGATAGGGTGATCCCTTCTAAACTTGATATCGATTGGTACATAGAACTTGCAGAAAAAAGACTAGTTAAATTTATGGGATAGGAGGAGTGGATGAACGATTTAACCGGAATGGTATTCGGCAATCTGACAGCACTGTATAGAGTGCAGGATCACTGTTTCCCAAGCGGTCAGAGACAGGTTCAATATTTGTGCCAGTGCGATTGTGGCAATCAGGTGATTGTACTCGGATCGAATTTGAGATCAGGAAACACTAAAAGCTGTGGCTGTGTGGCTCTCAAATCCAGAACAAAGCACTCCATGTATGGAACTCCCATTTATAAGTGCTGGGATAATATGCGGAACAGATGTCTGAATCCGAATGCCACTGGATATGAAAACTGGGGTGGCAGAGGAATCAAAGTATGTGAAGAGTGGGCAAACGATTTCAACACTTTCTATACATATGTATCAAAACTGGAGCACTTCGGAGAACCCGGAAGACAGCTGGACAGAATCAATAATGACGGAAATTATGAGCCGGGTAATGTGAGATGGGCAACCAGAAGAGAACAGACATTGAACAGCCGAAATTGTTTGAAGTGATTAGGAGTGTAAATATGAAAGAATTTAATTTTGTTATTGTAACAGCGCTGATCATAGTGCTGATCAGTATATGTGCATGGCAGGCTGATCCTGCTTATGCATATGCCCAGGAGGATGAGATCGACAGCAATGATCTCTACATCTTAAGTCATATCATCAATGCAGAGGCAGGGGATGATAACTGCAGCCATGATCACAGGATAGCAGTGGGATCCGTAGTACTGAACAGAGTAGCCTCAGAGGAGTTTCCGGATACTATTTATGAGGTGGTTTTCCAGCCGGGGCAGTACGCTCCCACATGGAACGGAGCATATGACAGAGAGCCTTCTGAGGACTCTGTGGAGGTGGCTGAGATGTTGCTGGAGGAGGGATCTCAGATCCCGGAGGACTGTGTATTCCAGGCAGAATTTCCCCAGGGATCAGGGACTTATCAGACTTTTGAAACGATATATGGAACCACATATATCTGTTATAGGTGAGAGATATGTCTTTTAGAATCGAATGTCCGGATACAAGAGAGTGTTTTGCAAGTGTGACATACAGGGAAAGACGGTACTGCAAAGCCTTAACTGATCCATATGAGAAAGATGGGCAGTGTCCATTTTGTAAGGCCAGAATAACAGATCTGAATGATGGGAGGGAGGATCACAAATGCTCAGTGGAATTATCATCGGAATTATGATCTCTGTGGGCCTCCTGGATCTGGTGCTGATCGTAGGGAATAAGTGGCTTGATGATAATGATTATCCCTGTGATCGGTGCGTATATAAGCATAGGGAGTGGGATGAGGATCCCTGTGATAAGTGCAGCGGATTCTCTGAATTTAGGGAGGATATATGAATAATTTTATAATCTTGAGGTGCGGATCCTCCACCATGGAGTTGAATGTGGAAAACTTTTTTCCTACTACTCAGGCAAAACTGATTAAGTTGATCAACATCATTCTGCACTCCGGGAATGAACCGGAGCTGTACCTGGAGCAGATCCAGGACGCTCTGAAGGAGAGGCTGGAGTGGATCCAGAAGAAACGGTCCTACTACTGCTATATGGATGCGGATCCAATAGAGAATTGTGAAATTGACAGATACTATGTGGATCTGCAGCACAAGGCAGTAAAGAAAACAATGGATCTGATAGTAAAAACACAGGAGAGGCTGGCAAAAAACTATGAGGTTATTTCGGGGATATGTGAGGACCAAAAATAAAAAATGCCTGCAGCCTTTCAAAAAGGTATCAGATGATGAGCTCTGCACTCTGGAGCAGGTCCAATCTGCTCCAGAGTATGCCGGAGTACTGGCAGAGGATATCATTCTAATTGATATTGATGATGAGGATCAGAGTGATATCCTCTACCAGATAGCAGAGGATCAGGGCCTTATCTGCAGAATTTACAAAACCAGTAGAGGCAAGCATTTTTTATTTAGAAATACCAATGATTTGGGAGAAATCCTGCAGCATACTTGCAAGACGAAATGCATTCTGGCTTGTGGGCTCACTGCGGATATTAAGATAGGGTATAAAAACTCTTATTCAGTCCTCCGCTATGACGGCCAGGACAGAGAGATCCTCTATGATAAATATGAGGATGAGGAATATCAGGAGATTCCAAAGTATCTGCTCCCGGTTCGGAGTGAGCTGAAATTCCTCAGTATGGGGGCTGGATCCGGGAGGAATCAGGCTCTTTTTAATTACATCCTGACACTGCAGGCCAATGACTATTCTGTGGATGAATGCAGAGAGTGCATCCGGATCATCAATCGGTATATTCTCCCGGATCCTCTGGAGGATCAGGAGATAGATACCATTCTCCGGGATGAGGCATTCCAGAAGCCTATCTTCTACAACAAAAGGGGAACTTTTTTATTTGATAAGTTTTCCGTTTTTCTCAAAAATAATGCCCACATCATCAAAATCTCCAATGAACTCCACATCTACAGAGATGGGATCTATGTGAGAGGGAACAAACAGATAGAGCATGAAATGATCCAGCATATCCCTCAGCTCAATCGGGCAAAGCGGACAGAAGTGCTCACGTATCTGGATGCGCTGCTGATCTCCAATACTCCGGTATCTGATGCCAGATATATCTGTTTTGCCAATGGAGTACTTGATATCAGGACTGATGAGATGGATGATCACAGTCCTGATTATGTGCTGCAGAATAAGATCTCATGGAACTATGATCCGGAGGCATATTCAGAGATCTGTGATCATACGCTGAATAAGATTGCCTGCCAGGATCCGGAGATCAGGAAGCTGCTGGAGGAGGTTATAGGGTATGTGATGTACAGGAGGAATGAGCTGAGAAAGAGCTTTATTTTGATCGGGGATAAGGCGAACGGCAAAAGTACATTCCTGGATATGATCAAAACAATGCTGGGAGATGAGAATACCACTGCTCTGGACTTAAAAGAGCTCTCCGATAAGTTTAAGACGGCTGAGGCAGTGAGTAAGCTGGCCATAATCGGGGATGATATCGGGGATGAGTTTATCCCGAATCCATCAATTTTCAAAAAACTGGTATCCGGAGACCGGATCAACGTGGAGCGAAAGGGTAAGGATCCATTTGATTTTAATAACTACAGTAAACTCCTGTTCAGTGCCAATAACATCCCAAGGATAAAAGACAAATCCGGAGCCGTTATAGACAGGCTGATCATAGTGCCTTTCAGAGCCACTTTCAGCCCGGATGATCCGGATTATGATCCGGATATCAAATACAAGCTTCGGAGCCGTGAGAGCATGGAATACATGATCCGAATCGGGATAGAGGGACTTAAGAGAGTACTGGAGAGGAAACGCTTCACGGTATCAGAATCTGTACAGGCTGAGCTCAAAGAGTATGAGGAAAATAATAATCCTCTGCTGCTGTTCCTGGATGAGGATCCTCAGATGGTGGATCAGCCCACCAGCAGAGTATATGGACAGTATACAGAATTTTGCAGGGGAAATGGCTTCCAGCCAATCAGTAACATCGAATTCTCCAAACAGATCCGGAAGCGGATGGATCTGGAGATAGTGAGCAGAAAAATCAGGGGTAAGAAATACAGAGTATTTGTGAGGAGGGGCAGCAGTGATACTGGAGAATAAAAAGACCGGGGTACAAATTGGAGTTTTTACCTTAAACACGCTGAAAAAGCCGTTTCTCGGAATCAAGAGAGATAACAAAATAGTTAAATATGGCTCATTTGATAATGAGTTTAAGGCAGTGGATTTCATGGAGGAGCTGGCTGATTTCTGCGGTGCGGAGGTGAGTGTGGATGATAACACTGGACGCTAACAGTTTATTCTGCGGCTGGATTATAGGCACGGTTATTGGATTAGTTATTTTATTTTTCTTATTACGCTATTAGGAGGGTGAATGAACTGGGTTAAAAGATTCTTCTGTAAAATCGGTTGGCATTCTTTCTGTTATGACCTTGTGGAGCATGACGGCTATCACGGTATTACCAATAAATATAAATGCAAATGGTGCGGATATGTCGGGATGGTTGATAGTCAGGGAAATCTGTTTTGAGGGAGGATGAAGGATGCTAATGCTGGCACTTGATGATGCAGTGAAGGTAACACAGTGGCTTGTTAAAGACGGCACGAGTGACGAAGAAATCATCCGGCAGGAAGGAACAGAAGTGCTGGTTTGCGCCTAATTCGAGCGAGTCGGCAAAACGCCTGAGTGACATGATATGCGATATCAATCCTGCGGAGATATGCGCTCAGATCGAAGCAGACAATCTGCGGCAGTGGTGCGAGATCATACAGAATGAAATGAGCATGGCGATGATTCAGTTGCCATGTTGGGGGAGGTGAGATCTAAGTATGAATTTTTCTGAGTGGCTGAGGGATATGCATCAGTCAAGATCCCTCACATCTATAGCAGATCATTACGGATACGACTCCCAGAGCAGGCAGCTGGTGGAGGAGATGGCGGAGCTGACTTCCGCTCTGAATCACTTCTGGAGGAAGGACCTTTCCTGTGGTGAGGTTGCATTTGATCCGGATCTCAACACACAGCATATCCTGGAGGAGGCTGCAGATGTGGAGATCTGTCTGCAGCAGCTGATCTATCTCCTGCATGGTGAGGATAAGATCCCGGAACTGGTAAATGCTAAATTGCAGAGGCAGCAGGAGCGGATCAGCATTGAATAATGACTAATAAATATAAAAGGTACAAGATAAAGACACAGATGGTTCAAGATGATTTGATTCATCTTGAACCGCTGTTTTCCGCACAGTTGACAGGTTTTTCAATGGTCGGTTCAAGATCCACGGTTATTTTCAACTTCTTATTATAGGCTTGTTTTATTAAAAAAATTTTTTTAATGTTGCAAGCTTTAAATATAAGAAAATATATATGTGGAACCGGAACCGGAGGGGTTTTAAGTCGAAAATTCCGCATGGTTGACACGTTTTCAGCGGTTCAAGATGATTTTTTCGCAAGTGGAACCGCTAAGATGGAGGTATAGATGGATAATGTATTTATTAGAGCTGAGATCATGGGAGAAAATGCAGGAGGGCAAAAACACATTCACCTTTTAGCAAGTAATGCGGACGGAATTCATTTCTGGACAGATGACAAAAGCATCATTCGATCCATTGACGGAGGACACATGACAAATAAAGAGTGGATTGATTTGCTGTCGAAAGAATTTAATGTAAGCCGGACAAGCGCAAGAGATATGCTCCATGCGCTGATGACGATAAAGCGGTATGACAATTTCAAAAGGTCGTTTGATCCTCTGCCGGAACCGAATAAGGAGGGTGAATCATGAGTCTATACAACATGATAAACGGTTTCAATCCGGCATGTGTAATCATTATGCCTATGCTTGGAAGGAAACAAGAAGATTATCCGAGATTCCGGGATTGTTTTGTGGAGGATGGCAAGATTGCTATCTACACCAGAGTCGGAGGAAACAACCGGAACTGCGGGTACGGAGAAGAGGAACTGTACAAAGATCCGAACTACGTATCCTCGTACGATGACGACTTTGATTCCACATATGCCACGTATCTATTCACTGTCCCTGAAAAGTGGAAAGCGGATTTTGATCTGATCATGGATGGTAAAATCTCAGAGGTCTCAGAAGATTATTATCAGTATGTCTCAAAGTTTTATCCCAAACTGGCAGATGCAGGACTGATAAAGAAAATCTTCAGACCGAATATCAAGAATGAGGAGGGCGAAGAATGGCAGAGATGATCATGAAATATAAGGGATCCGGAGAGGACTTCAGTAGCCTGGAAAAGGTCGGGGATCTGATCAGGTGTATGGAATGCAGATATTATGACGCAGGCCATAGATGCACTCATCCGGATGGCCTGGATGATGCTAAGGATACTGATTACTGCAGCAGAGGAGATATCAATGAGCATCGATGAGATCATACAGGACACTGTAGATAAAACTGTCCTCAAACTGAAGGTGGCCGGACTCATGAAGGATAGGATCCGAAGTCCGATGCAGAAGACAGAGGATCTCCTGAGACACTATAATTCTCTGACTGTCTCCGGAGATCCTGCTGCAGAGCTGATGATAGCCAGGATAGAATCAGCTCTGCAGCTGATCCGGGATGATCCCTACTATGATGTGATTCCGCTCTACTACATCACCGGCCTGAGCCGGGAGGATATAGCAGATCACTTTAACACTTCGGTTACTACAATCAGCCGAAATAAGACCAGACTCCTGAGGAGTTTATCTGCAGTCTTATTTTCCGCAGACTTTATCAAAGAGATCTATACAGTATAATTCTCAGTAACTCTCAGTAACTGTGTAACATCGGTGTAACATTGACGCTCTTGGGCCATTGTGTCACCGGTGTTACTATGGTTTATGAGGAGGTGGATTCTATGTCTAAAAAGTGGTGGAAGGCTGCAGGAGTCAGGGCGGTTAAGACTATTGCTCAGTGTGCAGTGGCTACAATCGGAACAGCTGCTCTTATGTCAGAGGTTAACTGGCTTGCGGTCATCAGTGCGTCAGCACTGGCCGGAGTGCTGAGCCTGCTCACATCAGTAGCAGGACTTCCGGAGGTAGATGAGTGACCACAGTCAGCATTCCTGTAGATCAGCTTATCCCATATGAGAACAATCCCAGGAACAATACTGCTGCAGTCGATGCAGTGGCTAACAGTATCCGGAGTTTCGGATTTTTGGTTCCTGTAGTCATCGATCATAACAACGTGATTGCTGCAGGTCATACCAGATTACTGGCAGCTAAAAAGCTGGGACTGAAAGAGGTTCCCTGTGTGAGAGCTGATGATCTTACTGAGGAGCAGATCAGGGCTTTCAGACTTGCTGATAATAAGACTGCGGAACTGGCCTCCTGGGATTTCGTGAAGCTGGATCTGGAGATGAGTGAGATCCAGTCCTTTGATATGGCAGACTTCGGATTCCCTGCGGATGAAGATGAGGATCCGGAGCCGGATATCTCAGAGGGTGATGGTAGATCCGCTCCGGAGGAACCCAGAGCGAAGGTGGGAGATCTGTATAAGCTGGGAGATCACTATCTGATCTGCGGAGATAGTACAGATATGGTGGTGATAGATAGGCTGCTGGGTGATGAGATCCCTAACATGATCTATACTGATCCTCCATATGGAATGAACCTGGATACAGACTTTTCCACTATGGACAGTAAGATCTCCTCAGGTGGGAACTATTATGATCAGGGTCATGTGGATGACTTCTCTCCGGATATGATCAACACTATATTCAGCATTGATGCTGATGAGATTTTCCTCTGGGGTGCTGATTATTTTGCTGAGACGCTTCCGGACAGGAACTCCGGATCCTGGATAGTCTGGGATAAGAGATCCAATGGTTCTGATAATGTGGCTGCAGATGAATCATCTGATCGGATGTACGGTTCATGTTTCGAATTGTGCTGGAGCAAAAAAAGGCACAAGAGAGATATAGCAAGAATCAAATGTGCCGGGATCTTCGGGATGGATCAGGAGCCGGACAGGAGGAGACACCATCCCACACAGAAGCCTGTTAAGCTGGCTGCGTGGTTCCTGAGCCGATACTCACAGGAGGGTGATATTATCCTGGATCTCTTCGGTGGATCCGGATCTACACTACTTGCCTGTGAGCAGCTCAATAGACGATGTTATATGTGTGAACTGGATCCTCATTATGTGGATGTGATTATCTCCAGATGGGAATCCCTGACAGGAAAGACAGCAATCAGGATGTGATATAGATGGCAAGGCCGGATAAGTATAAGACTCATGTAGAGCCTTATCTCACTGATATAAGTAAGATGTGCCTCACAATGAGTGAGGCTCAGATAGCATCAACGCTAGGAGTCAGCATCTCAGCGTTCAAGAGATATAAAGCCAGATCGGAACAGTTGAGGACTGCCCTTAAAAAAGGCAGACAGGATCTTGTCATGGAGCTCCGGTCCTCACTGATCAGGAGAGCTAAGGGATTCCAGTATGAGGAGAGAAAGACTGTTAAGGAAGCAGGGCAGCCAGTGAGAGAAGAGATCTACACCAGGACAGCTCTGCCGGATGTAGCAGCTCTTAATCTCCTGCTGAAGAATTATGATAAAGAGAATTGGGCTAATGATCCTCAGACTCTGAGACTGAGAGAGAAGGAGCTGGAGCTGCAGGAGAAGAAGATAGAGGCAGGAGTGTGGCAATAACTGCAGGTGATGAGTAGTGATGTATGGTCAGTTTACACTGGATAATTTTTATCAGTCCAAAGCATGGCAGAAGTGTTATACGCTCCTGAGGCTGGAGCGGACTGATGAGGATGGGAATCTGATCTGCTGGTACTGCCATAAGCCGATTGTTAAGAAGTATGATGCGATAGCACACCACACTATCTTCCTCAATGAGTTTAATGTTAATGACTCCAGCATCTCACTCAATCCGGATCTGATCCAGTTTGTGCATCATAGATGTCACAACAGGATCCACAACAAACTAGGGTACAGGAGGCAGGAGGTTTATCTGGTATATGGCTCTCCTCTATCAGGGAAGTCAACCTATGTAGACACAGTATCAGACCATGGTGATCTCATAGTAGATATGGATCTGATATGGATGAGCATAGTTGGAGAGAAATATATAAAGCCTGCCTGCCTCAATTCTGTAGCTTTTGGGATCAGGGATTATCTGATCGATTCGGTCCGGGTCCGGAGAGGGAAGTGGGATAATGCTTATGTGATAGGTGGGTATCCTCTGATCTCGGAGAGAGAAAGACTCTGCAGGCTCCTGGGAGCCAGGGAGATATTTGTCGATACTTCAAAAGAGGAGTGCCTCAGGAGACTGGAAACAGATATGGACAGAGATCCGGATGAGTGGAGACGGTACATAGAACAGTGGTGGGAGAGATACACTCCCCCCACTCCCATAGAATAAAAATGCTTTGGGAGAC